TGTGCTTAAATTTTCCATGTTAGTGGAAACATGCTCGGAGACCAACTCCTTGATAAAGCAGTGCTTTACTGGTATGGTTTTGACTGGATGTCATTGGTAAAACCAAAATCACTCGAGTACCCATTTAATTGAAGTGGGGAAGGTGTGAGGACGGGATATAGGTTGGGACGCCCTGCCTTTGACTTAAAGCTGCCCCCAGGTTTCTCTTTAGTACGCTCCTTTTTATATCGGTGAAATTCCGTTGTTTATTTATGTCTATTTCTGGCGATTTGTCCAGTGGGATTGTAGGTGACGACAGTAGTAACCTTCATTCAGCCCTTTCGCGTCCACCATTAATTTGGCAGGAAGGGCAAAGCGTTCCAATTCCAATAATTGATTTTGTTATTCAAAATGTGCCGAATTTAAATGTGGTGCGTGTTGATCAAGATGAATCAAAGTATCAAAATAATTTAACCGAGTGTTTAATTTGTCGCCAATCCGATGGCATTGTAATGATGACGACCTGTGCGCATGGTCCTTATCATGAAATTTGCCTTAGGGGATGGTTGAACATTCAAGCTCGGTGTCCATTGTGCAGAGGAGAGGTGCATATGGACGATCTTCCTGTTTTCGGTCCACAAATGGAATCACAACCATTTGTTGAGGGGACGGAAGAATATGGTCCACCCATTGATCCACGTTGGGTGTCCATTTCTGATTCTGAATTCAATGGGCCTAATCAACCCGATTGGGGTTCAGACGATCTTGTGCTTCCTCGAGGACGGGGAATGTTTGAAAACGTTGATCGACAATATATAGTCCACGGCGAGCCACCCGGATATGCCCCGGTTAGTGGAAGGGAGTTAAGAGTTTTGACTTTTTGTAATCGCCGTTTGTATAAGTTGCCAACATTGATAAGTGTTGGTTATTTGCGGCAGCAAGTTGTGTATGATTGGTACAATGATAATATTGGACCGGTTGTGCGTGGAAATGATTTTTTGGTTCCACTTCCTGCCGTGATTATCGAAGACTTGAAAGCCTGGTGTTTGTACAGGCCACATGTCAACGAAACTTTTAAGTTATTGGTTGCGAGAACCCGTGAGATGTTGCGGGTTGTAGCAGTCACACCGGAGGAGCATTTTCATGTAATTAAATTTGCTCCTATAGTTGTTTGGTATGAAGTCATGGCACCTGATGTTCAGGAATTGCACCGATTGGCAGTCGGCGCATATGGCGGTATTTGGAATGAAATTGGGAGTTTTGCACTTAAATTTGGGTCTTGGGTTGGACATTCTTATTTAGACCATATTGAAGAGTTTTTCCGATTGAATGCATAAAAATTGGAGAAATTTTAAGTGCGTCCCATTTGTAACAAGTAAATTACATCCAATACCGCCTGCCAAAGGTTCAATTATTCTGCCAAACAATATGCCAAATTGGGATTTGGACAATGGTCAACATTTTTCTTTGTTTGACCATGGTCTTTATCCAAGTACATCTTTTTCGACAAATGGTTATAATGAGCATATAGCTCTTTGCCGAAGGGCCCAAAAGGAGACACCTAAGCCAGACATGGCTGTGGTCCGCCAGTTCTCTGAATGGGTTAAAAAGAATTTTATTAGTTTATTTCCGGGGTTTAAACGGCGGAGACCGGTTCCGCTTAATGTGTATTTGGCTAATTCTAATGCTTCCCCGCAAGTTAAGAAAGCAATAGCCACGGCAGGAGCCAGATTGGCTGACAAGGGAATAACTTGTGATTCCTTGTTGACTAAAAATGAATTGTACGATTATACGAGACGTAAAGCTTTTATTAAAGTCGAGAATAATTTGTACAGTTCCCCTGCTGGCACGCTTGATAAGCCTCCTCGTCTTATTCAAGGTGCGCAACCTGAGTTTGTTGCGTTGGTTGGTCCGTGTTTTATGGCCCTCCAATCTGAATTGAAAAAATGTTGGACAGTTGATAATCCAATAGTTTTCGCGTCTGGTGTGAGTTCACGACTTCTGGCGGAGTCAGTTGATGTACCCGAATGGCGTGTTTTTATGAATGACGTGAGCTCGTATGATGCTTCTATTTGTTATGAATTGGGCAAATTGGAAGTCTGGATGGCTCAGAAGATGGGCGCACGTCGTGCAGTGTGTGATTTAATGGAAGAAAATTTAAACACACATGGCGTTACAAGTAAAGGTATAAAGTATAAAGTGAAAGGAACTCGGAAGTCGGGTGATCCATATACTACGTATTTTAATTCAATTTTGAACGCCTTGATGCACGTGTTTGTTCTAAGTGGTAGTGGAACAATAAAAATTAAAAATGTCTTGCAAAAATTGAAAATGTTGGTAGCTGGGGATGATAACCTCTTGCGGCATAGTTCAAATTTGCGTCCCGATTGGCGTGTTATGACGCAATTGGGATTTAAGTGTGACAACATTTACGTACAATTCTTGGAACAGGCAGATTTTTGTTCAGCGAGGATTTATAATGTACATGGGGGTAAATGTTTTGGGCCGATGCTTGGTCGTGTTGTTAACAAATTGTTTGAATTTAACAATCCACCATTAAGAGAGGATCCTTTTTCGATCATGAAAGGTGTCTGTCTCGGCATGCGGGCAGCTAGCACGGTTGTCCCTTTTTTGTGGGATTACCTAAAATGGGTGTTAGTGGTAGTGGGCTCAGTAAAAGTTTATGGGCCTTTGATCGAGGAATGGAAGATGTTGTCCAAGAATGAATATGTTGATGAAGATTCAAGGACAAGTAATGAATTGATGATTGATACATTGTATCATTACGGTTTCTCGGATCATAAAATAGTAATGGCGCGTGTGCCGCGTCAGCTGCAGTATTCGGACTGGTTAAAGTCTGGTGTCGTAGAGTTGTTGTACGACCGTGATACTGCGGCACCCAAAAGCATCTTCATGGTGTAGGTTTTCCTACACCATTGGGGTCGCAATGTTGACCTCCCAAAACGGTCTCCGTGCTAAGGTTAATGAACTATAAACTGTTACCCAGAAATGGGTGTTCATCACCGGAATGCCTACAGACTGCACGGGAGGCATTTGAAAATGTCATTGCGATGTACAGTCGGCGATGGTTTGCGCGTATCCCATACACAAACTAAGATTTCTCACTTTCTAACCTTCGGGCCAAACGAGAAACTTTAAAATGGTAAAATATAAAACTGATAAAAAATTGATTAAAAAATTTAAAAAGACAATGAGCAAGTTGCCCAGCTTGCGTGGTGGTATGGGTAAAAATACTCGTCGTTCTGTGGCTAAACGCTTTCGTAAACCGCATATGGCTATAGGTCCGTGTACTACCGAGTATTTGAAGTCGCTTATAGACCCGTTTGAAAATACGGGTTGTAAGTTAGGTTGGGGTACTTTAGTTCCCACGACTTTGTCCCAAGCTTATCTCCGCGGTACGGTTACAGCGGATGCAGGCGGGAATGCGCAACTCATAGCATTTCCCAGTGTCGTCGGTATTGTGGCGGCATGGGGTGGTGTTACTAATGCTGTGGCGAATGGTACGCAAGCCAATGCTTTGGATCAGGCTAGCGTGACTTCGCAGTTTACTGGTGGTCGAATAATATCTATTGGGCTTAAGAGCTGGCCTAATTTGGCGTTGACCTCAGCGCCTGGTGTCTTGTACCAGGGTGCTGGTGTGTTTCAAGGCCAGGATATTACTGCGACCATCACAGCAGCTGATTTGCAGGCTTTTCCTACCACTGTGGTGACAAAAGGAGTTGAAGGCGGTACTGTTACTGGCCGTCCTGTTGATCCAAAATCTTTCCAATTCGATGAAACTGTTACGAATACGAAAGGTTGGATGCAGTATATTGCAGCGGAAGATGCTGCAGGTGCTGCACTGGATAGCTTGATTCCCTTTTCACTTCCTTACCAATGTTATACTGGGATTGGTAATGGTACTCTTGTCAATTATGAAGTTGTAGTCAACTTTGAAGGTGTTACGGCTTTGCATCATTCATCTACTTCTGCTATCTCTGGTCAACCTAGTCAAACCACTGCTCTTGTGTCGAGCGAATGGCCTTCCATTGAGGCCATGTGGAATGGCGTTAAAGGTTATTTGCCAACACCAGCTATTGCAGGCATTGATTCTGTTGCTAGCATTGCTGCGGGTATTGGTGGCATTGGTTCTAAGGTTGGTGGTAATCTCCTTAGTGGCGTTGGATATGCGGCCAAACAATTTGGTAAACAGGCGGCTTTTTATGGGCTTTCTCAATATGGAGTCCCCGCCGTACAAAATTTGATGGGTTATGCCGCTAGCGCCGTGCCAATGTTACTGTAATACCTTTAATTTTCTGCCAGGCTTTCTGAATCCAGTGCAGTGTGTTCCGTTATAAGATCAGAGACGTATGTTTATGTCACGTCCGGGTTTGAACTCCCCGCTTGAATCGAGTCTGAATGGCGAGGGTGACATATTTTCGTGTTGTTGTGACAATTTGGGAGGGCTGCAGGATGTGTTTTCCGTAAGTACCTTAAAGCCACCATCTGGGTGGCGACCCACACAACAGATCATGCATTTGGTGGTTAACAATCACCCCGCATATTAACCTTAGGATTTCCATGCCTGTGTTACGTTTAGTAGACGTTTTTCACTTAAATGGGTCTGACTAGGAGGCTGG